TCTAATCGTGTTTCTAAATCTTTAGATGGAATAGGTAAAGTAAAAAATAAAAAGTCTGCTGATCTAAAATCTAAATTTGCACAAGATCTTAAATTTATTGTTTAAATGTCCACAGCTAAATCACGATATGATGCCCTGACTAGTGGCCGTAACCAATTTCTTCAAACCGCAGTGGATGCTTCTAAGCTGACACTACCTTATTTAATTAAACAAGACGAAGAGGATAGTAATTACAAATCACTTCTTACACCTTGGCAAAGCGTTGGTGCTAAAGGAGTAACAACACTTGCATCTAAATTGATGCTTGCTTTACTACCTCCTCAAACAAGTTTCTTTAAACTTCAAATTGATGAATCAACTATATTGTCTGGTGAACTAGACCCTGCTATACGATCTGATCTTGACGCTTCTTTTGCCAAGATCGAACGTACTATTCTTGAGTCTATTGCTGCATCAGATGACAGAGTAATAATCCATCAAGCTATTAAACACTTGGTAGTGTCTGGCAATGCCCTTATTTTTATGGATAAGGACAAACTTAAGTTGTATCCATTGAGTCGGTATGCTGTAGAAAGAGACGGTCTAGGCAACGTCATAGAAATCGTTACTAAAGAAAAAGTACATAAGTCTCTTATCAAAGGTATGCTCAAAGATTTTGAAGCTGCTGAAGTTAACCGTGTTGACGATGAGAGCACAGGATATAGTCGGGAAGACGTTGATGTCTACACCATTGTTAAGCGAGACAATAATCGCTTTGTGTGGCACCAAGAAGTTTACGACAAGATTATTCCTAACTCCCAAGGTAAGGCACCCTTGGATACAACACCTTGGTTGCCACTACGTTTCAATACTGTAGACAATGAAGCCTACGGTAGAGGAAGAGTAGAAGAGTTTATGGGTGATCTAAAAAGCTTGGAAGCCTTGTCACAAGCTATCTGCGAAGGAAGTGCAGCAGCCGCTAAAGTTGTATTCACAGTCTCTCCTAGCAGCACAACTAAACCATCAACACTTGCAGCCGCAGGCAATGGAGCCATCGTGGCTGGAAGACCTGATGACATTGGTGTTGTTCAAGTAGGAAAGCAGGGTGACTTTGGTACTGCTTACCAAATGATCCAACAGTTTGAACGTAGGCTTGGTGAAGCATTCCTTGTATTGACAGTCAGGCAGTCTGAACGGACTACGGCTGAAGAGGTACGAATGACACAGATGGAACTAGAGCAACAGCTCGGTGGTCTATTTAGTCTTCTTACCGTTGAGTTCCTTGTTCCATATCTGAACAGGAAACTAAGTGTATTTCAAAAGACTGGTGAGATTCCACGTCTACCAAAGAACATTGTCAAACCAACAATCGTAGCTGGTGTGAGTGCACTTGGTCGTGGTCAGGATCGTGAGAGTCTGCAGATGTTTATGCAGACCATTGCACAGACCATGGGTCCAGAAGCTATTGCTCAATACATTAATCCTGAGGAGGTTGTCAAACGATTGGCTGCAGCCCAGGGCATTGATACTTTAAATCTAGTTAAAACAGCTGAGCAGTTACAGCAGGAACAACAAGCACAATTTGAACAGCAACAGCAGATGTCTCTTACTGATCAAACAGCACAGATGACAGCTGCACAAGCACGGCAACAACCACCACAATAATCCACACCTATGGCTGAAACACTTTCATATCAAGAGGCTCCACAACCTGAACTAAATGCTGATGAGCAAAACTCCTTAGAAATTGGAGAACAGATGCAGCAAGACCAAGAGCAACTCTTGGCTGGTAAGTATAGTTCTCCTGAACAACTGGAGAAAGCTTACCTAGAACTGCAATCAAAACTCGGAGCACAAGAACCTGAGCAGGAAGAGGAGCCTGCTGAAGAGCCAGAACCACAAGAGGCTGAACCTGAAGAGCCAGAACCTGAAGAGGAAGATGACTCTAAACCACAACTAACACAAGAGGATGTGGACTATTTGCAAGATCTTGCAGGTGGTAAAAATGGTTACGAGTCTATGTTGAAATGGGCAGCATCTACTTTGGAACAAAAAGAAATTGATATGTACGATGCCGTCATGGAAGACGGTAATCCCAATTCAGTTTACTTTGCTGTTCAAGCTATGTTGTCTAGATACAATGATGCTACTGGCACTGAAGGTAAACTACTTACTGGTAAAGGTTCAAGCAATACCCAATCTGAATTTCGTAGTCAAGCTGAATTAGTTAAAGCTATGTCTGATCCTCGTTATGACTCAGACCCTGCTTATCGAAACGACATCATGCAGCAACTAGAACGTTCTAACCTTGATTTCTAATGTCTCAACAATCTGATGTAGTAAAGGCTTTTGTGACTAGCTATGGTCCTGAGCCTGAAAAAAAAGAAGAAGAGAAAGAAGAAGAAACTCCTGAAGAGGAGTGACAGCTTGGGAGGCACCTCAGAGTCGGACCTCCCCGGCATTGGCATTGGCCCGTACGCGGATACCCTTTGCCGTCTAGACGGTGGGACAGACCACAAAAATTTCTAAGATCTTAGTCCTGTTTATATCTTTAATTAACCAATACAATGGCACAACAAAATTCTACTTTGACCACGAGCCTTACACGGCCGGGTCAGGCTAATGCAGCGGGAGACGCCCGCGCTCTTTATCTTAAACTCTTCAGTGGAGAAATGTTTAAAGGGTTCCAAAATAACACAATCGCTCGTGATTTGATCATGAAGCGTACACTTAAGAACGGCAAGTCTCTACAATTTATCTACACAGGCCGTACCAAAAGCGAATTTCATACACCCGGAAATAGCATTCTTGGTAACTCTGATGGTGCACCTCCGGTGGCCGAGAAGACAATTACTGTTGACGATCTTTTGATCTCTAGTGCATTTGTCTACAACCTTGATGAAGTACTTTCTCACTACGATTTGCGCGGGGAGATCTCACGTAAGATCGGATATGCACTCGCAGAAAAGTATGACCGTCTTGCATTCCGTGCAGTAGCACGTGGTGCACGTCAGGCATCACCTATCACCAAAACTGGCTTTGTCGAGCCAGGTGGTACACAGATTCGCGTTGGTTCTACCACTAACGATTCTGATGCTTTCAACTCTGGCAACCTGGTATCCGCCTTCTACGACGCAGCAGCTGCGCTAGATGAAAAGGGTGTTACCTCTGATGGCCGTGTGGCTGTCTTGAACCCACGTCAGTACTACGAATTGATCCAAGCTGTTGGTTCCTCTGGCCTCGTGAACCGTGACGCCCAGGGCTCTGCTCTGCAAGGCGGCAACGGCATCATCGAGATTGCTGGTATCAAGATCTACAAGTCCATGAACATTCCGTTCCTGGGTAAGTACGGCACTGCTTACGGCGGCACCACTGGTGTCACCTCTCCTACCAACGTTGGTTCTTTCGTGGGTGAAACCATGGAAGATGCTTCTACTGCACAAGCCGGTATCAACAACGATTACGGCACCGCCTCTGAGGTTGGTTCTAAGTCCTGCGGTTTGATCTTCCAGAAGGAAGCAGCCGGTATGGTCGAAGCAATCGGACCACAGGTGCAAGTCACCAGTGGAGATGTAAGTGTGGTTTATCAGGGCGACGTGATGCTCGGGCGCCTTGCCTGTGGTGCGGATTATCTGAACCCTGCAGCCAGCGTCGAGCTGTATGTAGGTGCTTCTGCTCCATCTGCATTCTGATTTTTATTCATACACAAGGGATCCTTCGGGGTCCCTTTTTTTTACTTATAAGTATCTCATGGCTACAATTCCAAATAATCCGACTACCGAACAATTAGATGCAGTTAATGAGATGCTTGCGGCTGTCAGTCAAGCTCCTGTTAACCAATTAGAAGCAACCAACCCGGAAGTTGCACTTGCCTTCGATACGTTGACACGAGTGTCACGTGAGGTGCAGGCAGAAGGATGGACATTCAATACTGAGTATCATGTTAAACAGTCACGTACAAACGTTACTGTAGCTGGTGTTACGCAGACACGAATAGCTATTCCTGATGATATTATCCAAATTGATCTGACAAACGATCACAACAATGCAAGTCATAACTCAGTAGTTAGAAACGATACTGACTGCAGCCCTGCAGGTTTGTATCTTTATGATCGTCAGATGCATACCTTTAATTGGGACTATGATCCTGATTGCGATGTACGTAAATTATATGACTATATTTATTTACCAAAACCTATTCAGGATTATATATTAGCTCGTGCTACCACCTTATTCTCTAACAGAGTTGTGGGTGACACAAACCAATATTCTATTTTAAAAGGTATTGAAGCTGAAAAGAAAGCAGTTGCACTTGAATACGAATGTAGTCAGGGTGATTTTACTTTCTTTGGACATCCTGAAGGCGGCAATTTCTACACCAGCTATCAACCTTATACCGCACTTTCT